ATCTGGAAACAAAATAGGTGATACTTTATTGTTTTGATAAGTGGCAACTTGCTTGAAAGGTTTCTGTGTAATATCAATAATATTGAACGTAGAATAGTCACCACCAACTCCTTTAGCAACGTCAACAGCCATAACATAATCATGGTCTTTTTTAACTTCTTCGTAGATTCTAACAGTTCTATCTTCTAGTATTCTAATAGGCTCGGCCATCTTCAACTTCATCAGAGCTTCGCCACCGATAAGTGTGTCGCCTGTTCCAAAGAACGTATTACCAAATTCTTGGTCAAACTGTAGCTGAGAAGTGTTTGCAATTGTTTGCAGCTTCCACTTTTCGTCACGTCCTGGGACGTCCCACCAATCAACACGGAATGGTTTGAAGTCGTTAGTTCCTTGTATTGCACCTTCCCAAATTTTATGATACATGTTTCCAATACCATTCGCTGTAGAAGTGATGATAACTTTGGTGTTGGATCCTGATGTAATAACGGGATAGGTTGAAGTGTAGAATGTTGCAGCGTCTTCAACGAATGCAAATTCGTCCAAGTACAGTAAGTTAACAGACATACCACGAATTGATGCGCCAGATGTCGGCCGTGCAACAATACGACTGTTGTTTGAGAATTCAATTGAACCTTTGTTCAGAACTTTTGTCCCCGGTTGTAGGAAGAACGGAAGGTTTTCAAGCATCAGTGTGATACGACCTAACATCTCGCGAGCCGTTTCGCCTTTGTTAGCAAGAATGGCAATTGTTTGATCAGGGTGAAACACAGCGTTCCACAATAGATACGAGACTGAACTGATTGATTTGCCAGACTGCCGACAAGCGAGAACACATGTGAATCGTTCATTGTTGAAATGCTCGAACATCTTTTCTTGATATGGGTACAAATCAAATGGGACCAAACCTCTGTCAAGGTTAATCACCTTACAGTATGTTCTAGCAAAGTATGCTGGGTCTTGAGAGCATTTAACGTATTCTTGAATCTGATCTTGAGTAAATCCTATAACAGCCCCATCACGTTTTACGTTTGGATTACTTCTATAGAATAGTTCTATATTGGACATATTATCCATTCGGCGTCACATCTTTCATCTTGTCAATCAACATCTTCTGCAATTCTACAGTCGATCCAAAAAATACATTGGTCGTTGCGTTTGGAATTGATATTGGGGCGTCAGACTTAGCGAACTCTTTTTTCTTTTTATGAAGATCAATTAAATTGCCGTTGACGTCAGCAAGTGTTTTCATAATTGTTGACAACACCTCAAATGCACGGGGATGTTCAGTAGCTGTAGCAACACCAATCATTTCATCCATCGCTTGAGATCCTTTAGCTAAGATATCGTGATAGACTTGTCTTGCATACTCAAAATCATTATCTGCAGAGTCTTTCATATTATGCACTATCTATTAATGTTGTTATAGTTGTAGTGAAACCATAATCACTATCAGGGCTTACACCAAACGGATCTGGAACAACTCTAACACGTTCAGTTAAGACGTCTGAATCGTTCATACCAATGCTCATTTGTCCAAGATTAATGTCAACTTGACGAATAATCTCACCAGTGTTAATTGGACCGTAGAAGTTAATTTTCATTTCAAAGTCAAGAGTATATATGATTGATCTACGGGCTTCTAAAGCTCCTTCGTAATCATCAGTAAATGTTACACTCTGCAATATGATTGGAACATCTTCAATGATTGTTGGATATTCATCAACCGGTTTAATTGTCAGTGTGTATTGTGGATTAAAAAATGGAATGATTTGTTCAACAACTTGCAACGCATCATCTTGGGTTTTAGTATAAATGTTTAATTGAAAACTGACAATGTATGGTGTAGGAGCATAAAATTTTGTTTTTAGAATATTTGATGTTGAAACACTATACTTATTCACCTTTGATAACTGTCTTGTAGGGTCATAACTTAAAGATAAAATTTCAAAAGACATTCTTGGTAGTTTGATAGCCACTTTTGAATCTGTATCTAAATTTGGATTTTCTAATAATCGTTCAAGATACTTACTTTTAGGTGCATAAGATAAAGGAACCTTGACGGTACTGTAACCAGTACCGTCTGCAGCTTTGCGTAAAATGTAAATGTTGTTGAAAATTGATCCAAACAATGCAACACATTTTCTAATTCTTTTGTGGTAAAAATATGTGCCAAACATTATGGAGTCTCCAAGTCGCCAAACGGATTTACTTCAGTAAAATCAACAAAAATATCAGCCAAGTCAGCAAAATCTTGATTTTGATTTCCAGGGTCATTCAATGTTTCATTAACAACTGTAACAGTTCTACGCAGAGTATTGCCATCACTATCCAATGAAGTGACTTGCAATGTTGTAAACTCGTGATACAGACCATCACTTGCGCCGATATGAGCAAGTGATATTACATTACTAGAGTCGTTGTAATCAACAATTTCACCAGATATAATTACGCCGCCTGACAAGGTTTGACTAATTGTGTTACCAATTATAAATCCTTTAGCACTAGAATCTTGCAACGTCAAGTTAACATTGTAACCAGTTTGTTCAATACTATCGATTGTTTCAATATTAGTGTCAAGCTTCTCATCATTGTATTCAAATTTCTCGCAACGTAACTTATATGTTGGGAGATTACTCAATTGGTAAAACGGTTGTTCGTGTTCAACATGCATAATCTCAAACAATGTGTTACTGAGAGTTAGGTATATTAGATCACCTTCGCGCGGGCGAACTGAGTTAATATCATTGTCATATCTCTTAACGGTCTGATCCCAACGTCTACGAGATACTATGAATGTTGCTTGGTCTCTCAGTTCGACACCAAACTTTGTCATCAAGTCACCCTCACCATCAAACCCATTAACGTTTTCAATATACATTTCAATCTTGTACGCTGAGTTGAATCTTGATGGAACATCATCATTAAAAAGTAAGCTTCTGTTAACAATGTCACGAGGAAGATAATAAACGTCTTGACCGTACATCTTCAATGACTCGATGACAATGTCTTCGTAGAGCCCTTGTTCAGATTTTACTTTTTGGTTAAAATAGATGTTAGTCGCCATTAAACTTTCCTTATTGACCCATCGTGTTGAACATGATAGGCTTCAAAACTAATGTCTTTATAGTGCTTTTGCAAAGACTTAAACATAGTAATGTTTGATATGGCGTCATCAAAAAACCGTACTCTTGAATATTTACCACTTTTAAGATATTTGTGAAACAAAAACCTTTTATTCTTAGCACTTGAGTTTCCACCACCAAGGTTACCAGCACGTTCTATGTAAACACCACTAAGGTCAATACCATGATCTTTGAATGTCTGCAGAAAAACTTTCTTATTATCAAAGTCAGCTCTTGCAGTCATAATAATAACTCTTGACCCAACCTTATTAGCATTAGTTATAATTGTTTTTGCTTTGTTAACCATTTTTGTAATTGGTTTAGATGTTTTTCTAAAGTTCTCTGCATCTTTAAACTGTCCAAAATCATAAGACTCGCCAGCCTTTAATTTGTATGAGTTATAATCTTGATTTGTTAAAGATCTAACTTCTTTACCATCCTTTATTACTTTAATTAAAGCATAGGTGCGGAATAACGTATCGTCAATATCAAATACTGTCAATCCAACTCCATCCTTAGCTTCTGAAATAAAAGACTTAAAAGATTCCATGTATTTTAACCCACAAAGAAATCAATAGGCATCTCGGCTTCAAGTCGCATAGCATCCTTCAGTTCTGTGATCTCTCTTGTTGCATCTTCATAGAACTGTCGGCCGTTTAAGGTGACACCCCCTGGAAGTTGCATGCCTTCAAACTTCATTAAATTCATACCCCACTGTTGTTTAATTAAAGCGGTTGTGTAGTCTTTAATGAATTTGTCATTGTATATTGCTGTTGCAGCATCTGGAGAGATGATTTGATAGACTTCAGCGACAATGTAATCACCAGCTTTAATATCCCCATCAACGAAATCGCCCCAAATGTATAGGCGGTTCTGGCGCCGCGAGAAACTAATCTGTGGAGTACCACTAACTAACATATCAAGAGTTGATAGGTACTGTTGCATTTGATCGTAATAGGATAAATCACCAATGTATGAGTACATACTAGCTATATCACTCAAAGCCATTTGATACTTAATATCAAAAAAGTTCCGTGATGCCACCATGCCCGAAGCAATTGGAAATAATTTTGCAACATAGTTGATTGATGAATCAATAGTGATGTATCCATTTGTAACATCTGTTGATGTTATGAGATGTCTTAAATACGTTCTAATCGTTCCATCAGAATGGTAATCTCTATAAACCTGTAAGGTATCATCAACCTTATCTTCAATCTGATCAGGGTCAACGTTGACTTCAATCACTGGCGCGCCTAATCGACGCAGGCAATAATCTATGAGGCTTTGTCTTGACGATGGAGATGCCATGTTATTTTCCTATACTATTTCTAGTATTTATAGTTATGTACTAGGGCTGTAAATTGTCTTGAGTACAGTTCCCGCCGAGTTGGCTATAGTTAGAGATGTAGCGGAGCTGAAGTCGGCCGATACAATTGTATTGTTTGCAATCATTGTAGAAGTAACAGTACCAGTATCACCTGTTGTGACCAATGTGCCTGTTGTAGCGGGGATAGTTATTGATGTTGTTCCCGCTGTTGCGGTAGGTGTTACAGTAATTGTCCCTGATGTAGAACCAGGCATCGCGATGGAAGTAATACCTGTTAATCCAAGGTTAGCTGTAGTTCTGTTTAATGCAACCGAAGTTGTACCAATAAAGAGCGACGAGTTACCTAACACACCTGATGGTATGGTTCCTGATAAGTTACCAGCAGTTAAATTTGTTAAGTTTGCACCAGATACTGCACCAAACAATCCGCTCCAAGTACCACTAGTAACTGTACCAACAGTTGTTGCAGCGGCACTATTTACTGCAGCAGTTGTTACAAGTTCCGTTTTAGCATTTGCTAATGTTTTTGGTGCAATGTTTCCACCAGTAGTTTCTACGTAGTAATGTGTTGCAGTGGTTGCAGTATCTGCAACACCTGCAACTGTGACTGTTGGACTAGCGATAGCAGTAGTACCGCCAGCTGCAACACCAATGTTGATATTGGTGGTCGAACTTGCTGCTCCACCTGTACCTAAGTTAATTGTCTTAGTTGTTGATGCAGCAACAGCACCAGTTGAAATATTAGTTGTACTTGCTGCAGTGCTGTCATAACCCAAGTTAAGTGTGGTTGTTGCACCAAATGCATTTACGGTTGTTGCTGTTGTATCAATAAGCCCAAATGTCGCACTACCCGTTGTTAGACTAGTTGAGAGGATAGTCCCAGCACTAAAGTTGCCACTTGCATCGCGAGCCACAATAGCACTTGCAGTGTTTGCATCGGTAGCGGTAGTCGCAGTGTTTGGAATATTTGATAGAGTGTTGCTAGCACCACTAATTGTTTTATTGGTAAGTGTTGCTGTATTTGCTTCCGTAACAAGTGTTCCAGTGACAGCGGGAAGAGTTATTGTATTTGACCCTGCAACTGAAGTAGCCAACACATTAATTGCACCAGATGCGGCCCCAGTAAACGATGCCCCTGAAGAACCAATAATTGGTGCGGTCAATGTCTTATTTGTGATTGTCTGAGTAGCAGTTTCTGTAACAAAGTTATCGCCAGACAACGCAGTATTAAACTCTGCAACACTGCCGATAAGAGTATTGTTTGTAAGATTAAAAGTCTTGTTTGTTAGTGTTTGAGTCTTGGTTAGAGCAACAACAACAGATGAGTCAATTGCAAACCTATGATTGGCCCCCTCTGGAGTCGACAAGTTAGTTATAATTATACCAGATCCAGCTAAGGCACTCTCAATATAAT